ATAGGATGGATAGGGGTAGCAAGACGAGCAAAACCAGTCATCTTAAAATTAAAAGTGTCTCCAGGAAGGACCTCATCAACATATATTGGAATCAAAAAACCAGCGTCAAACGTGGTCTTATGAGTAAACTGACGTGTAAAAGAAGCACGAGGAATGTCAGCCTTAGGGACCATGGCAAATTTGTGCGGGTCCACAGAACGATTGCGATGCATCATCATAAAAAATCCCTTTTCAATTGAGAAAGTTGAGCAGTTTTGACCTGCCGTTTAACATCCAAACGAGCGACAGATTGCTCACCCGCAAGGAAACCAGAATAAGCGTCCAACTCACGCTGAGCTACCAAATCAGAAAAAACACCGGGATTTTCACGTTCAAAAAGAACATCATAATACTTAGGAGGTTTAGTCTTAACACCATTAATAACAACATAATCCCGAGGGAATACATCAGTTTGATATTTAGACAACCATCTAGCACCGATACCGGGCTTCAAAGACATATGGTTAAACTCAGGAACAACAGAAGTACGAATAACACCATCCTCATCAACAAACTGAGGACAAGCATAATATACGTCAGCAGCATCACCAGTAACCTTCTGAACACAGTAACGAGCGATATACGCAGCAGACTGGAACGTAACGTCACCAATAGATGATAGGCCATACGGCCACAATGATTCCAAAAACTTAGACGTGTAGAGCTTCTCACCAGAAGAAGACTTACGAAAGTAAACCTTATCAGGAAAATCATAACCAAACAAACAAGCATGAAAATGCGGCCTTGCAGTGGACTCGCCATACTCACCACCCATATAAAAACGGATAGATTGTTTAGAGTTCTTACGCAGCCGCTTCATAAAACGCTGAAAATCAGGATAATTTAAAGAACCACCAGCCGGGAGATTTGAATCATCATAGGTAAGTGTAATGAAGGAGTTATTTTCATAAAGCGAGGATTCGTGGAGGCAACGCATAGCCCACTGCCTGGAACGCTCAAGGCGACATCCAATACATTGACCACAGGGCAGCTCAAGCGAACCATCTACACCCTTCTTAGAACGACTTACAAACTTTACCGAGCCATCCACCATGCGAACAGCCGGCATGGGATGGTAACAAGGCATTAAAGACGCCAGCCACCACGCATAGGATTGTGACCGATATTAGCAGCCGCAACCGTACGTGTATTGCTATTAAACCGCCTAGCAGATTTCCCCTTGTTAACAGAATAACGAGAAACAGGTTTCATAAAAGACCTCAAAGTTTGACCAAAAAAGACACCTTAAAAAAAGGTGTCACCTAGACCAGTTACATCAAGTAGAAAACTGGTCTAAGTGCATTAAAGCACAGGATCAGGACTCTTTCAAGTCCTTAGCGCGAGCCACCAAACGGGGCTCAATAGTAATAACAATGCCATTGGCATCATCAAAAGTACCAATCTCGTAAAGCTCGAAATCATCAGGATGACGAGCCATATCCTCAGTAGAATCCTTACGATTCACTTCGTCACGAAACGAACGCAATGCAACAGGCACAGCAGGAACAAAAATAGGACGACCAAAAGCACCAGCAGCGGTGTCCTTAACAGAAACAATATGCAACAACATAAAAACTCCAATCAAGCAAATTTAGTAACAAGCATCTGAACCTGAGCCGCATTAGTCTCATAAATAGCAGCAACATCAGAATTCAAAGCAGAACGAGCTTGGCGCTTCATTTGAGCAGCCAAAGCCTCAAGACCCTTACGAACAAGCATGCGCTCAGCATCAGACAACGGAATAGCATTAGCCATAAAAACTCCAAAAAAACAGTGCAAAATCGCACAATAAAAATTATACAACAAAAAACCCGCCGAAGCGGGTTAGTGTTTTCACCAATAGACAAAACACTTAGCCTGCGGCAGCGCCTGCATCGGGGGTACCCGAAGCAGGTACAACCTGAACACGCATAGGTTCAGGAACCTTAACAGGATCAGCAAGAAATCCAAGCTTGCGAGCTTCATCACGATTCGACTCGTCCTCCACAAATTGCATAAGACGCTGAGGATCGTTAGCAAAACGAGCACGAATCTCAGCAGGTACGCGCAAAAATTCCTCTTGCGCAGAACGGACCAAATTCATAGCAGTGTGAAAATCGGGAACATCAGTAAAGTCACCAGACTGAGGCATCTTAAGATCGTTAGGAAGCTCGCCAGTTAAACCAAACTTACGAACAATAGTATTGATATCAGATTCATCCTTAGCACTCTGAATAGTGCGAGATTCATCATCACATACCAAACCAGAAGCGGCAGAAGCCGAATCACGATCATAATTAAAAACGGAACGAATGAACATGTTATTTCCTTATAAAAGAACGAATTAAATCAACGATAGGCTTAAGCTGATTATACTCACGCCCAATATTATCAAGAGACTTGGCAGCATCAATATCCAAATCAAGTAATTCGGTTTCGTTTTTCAACTTACCAATTAAAGCTCGATAGTGATTACGAACCTGCTCTTGAGTTAAATTCTGCTGAATCATCAACTCACCAGACTGAAAAATCTGATCAGCAAGAGCTTTAAGACGATTACCTTCGAGAGGAATATTCTTAAATTGCTCTTTCAAATTGGTCACCTCCTGACCAATCTTAGTCACAGAAGCGTCAGCCTGATTAGCAGATGACATGGCTTGAGCAGTCTGAGCACGAATCAAAGCAGCAGATTCAAGCTTATTCTGTGTATCAGCTTCAACATTAGCAACTTGAGCAGAATTCATCTTAGAAGCTAAATAAGAAGCACCAACATCATGAGATGGAGCAGAAGCAGCAGAAGACGAAGGAGCAGTGCCACCGCCCTTAGTATATGCAAGCATAGGATTCAAACCAGCTTTTTTCATGTCTTCAGTTTCAATCTGATAACGACGGGAAAACTGATCAGCAGAAAACTCCTGAGCGTCATTCTGACGCCCAGAAGCCATAGCACCACCCAAAAGAGTGGAACCCAAAGTCAATAAAGGACCAAGCATATTAGAAATGGTCGATCAAACCAGGAACAGAATACAAAGGCATAGGACGAGCAGTTTTACAATCGAAAAAACTATCAAACAAAAATTGCTGCCCATTAGCCTCTGCACCAACAGCGACAACACGATCAACAGGAGGACGATCCTGAATAAAAGTATTATTCAAAGTAGGCAAAGAGTTAAAACGCTGAGCAAGATGCCAAACGTCAATAGTTCCTGCGGAGGTAGACTTAAACAAACCAGAAATTTGAGAAGGCTTATAACGATATTCAGCCCAACGCTCTTGATAACCAAATACAGCGTTATCTTGAGCAGTATTACCAGTTACATAAATTTCCTTGTTCAGAACAGCTTGCTCACCAAGCATAGCAAAAGCAGGAAAATAAAAATCATACCTAGTAGACCTAGACCACATACGGTCTAGACCTTGCTGATAAGTAAGATCAGCGCGAACAGAAGCTAGTCCAATAATAACACCATGCTCAGTAAATGATTGTGTAAAACCATTACGAGCCAAAGCAGTACCAATAGCACCCAAATTAGCAAGAGGCGTATCACCACCAGTTACACCAGTGCCAGATGTTTGAGCAATTGGATTAATAACCACAGGGGTAGAACCACCGCCAAGATACTCAGGACGCTGCAAACGAGCATCAGGAGAAATAACGCCAAAGTGCGCTCTAATAATTTCGGTATATCGAGTTCCACCACGGGCATCTCTTTCTAACAACTTTTGAACTTGAAAACTCTGACGCAATTGATTAATAGTTGCAGCAGTTGCAGTAGACAAATCAGCATAAAGACCCTGAACAGAACGTACGTTCGCAGCCATAGCAACATTAGAATACTGAACGTTATTAGAGCCACCCATAGAAATCTGTCTAGGATCAGTACCAGTAAGATTAGCACTATAAAAAAGACCAGTACTCTCCAACTTAACAGGAGCAGTAGAACCTAAAGGCAAAGAAACAGCATTACCCTTCTGAGGCCATGGCAAAGCAGATGTAAAATAATCGTGACGTTTACCACGACGAAGCAATGTAAATTGCAAAGAAGAATCAGGCCCATCACCCTTAGGTACAGGAACAGAATCTTGAAGATTCTGATCTCTGAACCACTCATTCCAAATCAAATTGTAAGCACGTGGCCAAAAAGCACAATGTGAAATAGTTTGAGTAGGAGAAACTTGACCTTGAGTAGGTAGACCCATATAATCCTGAAGGGTACCAACATCATAACCACCAGCAGGTGAAACCTGCTGAGGAACAACATAAGAAATAGAATCACCGGGATCCTCTTGCTCACCCATAAACTTTTGCCAATTATTCCAAATCAAACGATTAGGAACAAAAAAGAAAAAAGTGTCAAGATACATATTATCCATAATAGGATGGATAGGGGTAGCAAGACGAGCAAAACCAGTCATCTTAAAATTAAAAGTGTCTCCAGGAAGGACCTCATCAACATATATTGGAATCAAAAAACCAGCGTCAAACGTGGTCTTATGAGTAGACTGACGTGTAAAAGAAGCAC